AACTACTGTCATAGCAGGAAAAGTAATTCCTCTTTCTTCATCCATAGTAACCTGACTTAATGCATCATATACGGAAATTCCTGCTTGCTGAAGATCAAGTACCAAATAATCTGCCCCAAAATCAAAGAAAACTTGTTTAATTCTTTTGGCTTGTATTAAAGTGTTACTCCCTTTACTGCTTTCCATGTAACACAACTGCCTGTTATACCCGCGCCCCAACAACGGAATCATTCTAATACAAGATATAATACTTTGATCATTTACTCGATTTGCTCTAGTAGCAATATCAACTGAAACAATCCTTATTTCTCCATCAACTTTCTTTATATCATAAGGATTATGTTTTGCATTATAGGTATCTTCTTTTTGAGGATACCATGCCTTCTTAATATTTCTAGGAAATAAAGCGGGTTTAAAATAAGATTTACCACTAGCACCAGAAGGAATATTATAATATTCCATTTGTACAGAAACAGCATCCATATCAGACATTTCATTCTTAATCATTTCTTCTGTCTTAATATTATGGAAAATCGTAATCAAATAATCAAATGCTAAGAAATTAGCAGTTTCATCTCCTCTGACCATTCTTTTTATACAAGTCTTTACATATTCATACCAATATTCTGCCGTATACCAAGCTGAAGTAATATAAGATATTGTTCCTTCTTCCTTCAATAAAGAATCATTTGCATATTCTGGTTTTAAACGATAAGGAGGATTTCTAACTTCCAAAAAAGGTTTAATTACCGATTCAAGAATTTCTTTCGGAACTAATCGGGCTTCTTCGATAATAATATAATTGGCCCTGTTGCCTCTCGCACTATCAGTTGATGGTACAACTTTTATACTACTTCCGCAATGAAACAAAGCTATTTGATCATTAGAATTCATTACAATTTGCTTTATTTCTCTGGCTACATTAGGATAAGTATCTCGCAAAGCAGTTAGCTTTTCACTTAATAAAATACCGCCTTGTTTTATTGTTTTAGCGCAAACAACAATCTTTATACCAGGATATAAAACAGCTAATGTCAATGCCCAAACTGCAATAATCCAAGTTTTGCTTGCTGCTCTTGCTGCAACTATATACGCTAAATTACTACGTTGTAAAACCCAAATCATTAATATTTGAAAAGGATGTAAATGAATACCAAAGTAAGTTTCAATTAGGGCTACCGGATTTCTTCTGAAAAAGGTGATCCACGCTTTATATCTTTTAGTTCTTTGAAAATCCATTTCCCTATGGCGAATCATATCTTTAGAAGTTCTAAATATATCTCCCGTTTTTGCATATTTTCTTAAATCGTTTTGGTATGGTCTTAAGCTTCCCGGCATTATAATTCATCCTCATTTACTTCAGAAATATCAAACTCATCTTCGTCATCTTCCGTTTCAACATTAAAGTCTCTCGATTGTAAAAGAAAATTTTTGAGAGGACGAGTTATATATTTTTTGAAATACCAATCAATATTAAAAAAATCTTTAAATAAATCTTTATCTTTATAAAAATCAGCAGGTTCATTTTCTTCTATTGTTTTTATAAACGAAGAAAACGTATCTTGACTTTTCCCCGCTCCCGCAATAGCAGCTTTAGCAGGATCAACATTAGCAGTTTTCATCAAATCTTGTAATTCTTTTACTAACGACGCTGTTGATTTATCTTCTATTCTTGCTTTTCTAATCTTTAATTCTACATGACAAATTTCTTTCAACAAAGTTTCTTCTGCTCTAGTATCACATTTATGAGTTTTTTTCCATTCAGAAAAAATCTCTTCCAAAAATTCATAATCTTCAGCAGTAAAATTAGTACCCCAAAATTTAGCTAAATAATCTAAATCAGTTTGTTCATAATCTACCAAACTATCATCGGGTAAATATCGTGCTGTTTCAACATAAGTAGAATCTATAGGATTACCTAAAGCATTTTTTCCACCATCTTTTATACTTCTTCGATATATCCCAAAAGTCGATTCGGTAATTTTTCCTTTACTTTCTAACCTTTCGATAAATCCCATTGTTGTTTCTAAAGCATTTCCATCAAATTTTACATTTAGAACTTTACAAAGTTTTAAAATTGCTCTATCTATAGAACCTTCAGAAAGCATAAATCTTTGATACATATCTTCTATGCAGTATTTACATATGCTCATTTTACCATTGCTGTCAAGAAAAATATCTGTAGCTTCATAAAAATTCTTTGCTGCTGATTTCTTCATGCATTTTCTACAATAAATAACTTTTACATTGCTTAGTTTGGCAGGGATAGGCACATCTTTAACTCTTGCAACACGTTTACCATCTTTTATTCCTGCCCTATTTCCTCTTTTGGGAATAATTATATCTGACATTAATTCACCTTTAATGTTTTTCTCTTTTCAACACTAAGTAAATTTTGTTTTGATCTACTTAATGCTCCACATTCATTGCATCTTAAAGAAGTCCATTTACCAGCAGGAGTAAAATAAATTCCTTCGGCTTTTAAATCAAGTCCACTACAGTTTGGGCAACGAGATTCATTTGATTCAAAATATAATGCTAAATTGGGATGTCCTTTAATAAATGGGCGAATACGATAATATAAATCTTCTGTGGCGGCGATATCTCCCTTGCAATATTTATCCATCTTTTTTAATGCTTTTTCATCACCTTGCATACATTTACGCCAAAGCATAAATCCCTCATTGGCTATTTTTTGTTTTATACCCAAAAAATTATTTAAATATTTGAGAGAATTCGAAGGAAATGCAAAATTCTGTTTTGCAATAACTAAAGTATCAATAATTTGACTTCTAGAAATTGGAGGAATGTCATAATATAGGAATCGAACGTTCAACTTTTTTAAATCGAAGTCTCTAATATTTTGTCCAATTAATATCTGACAAGTATTTAATAATTCCCATATACTTTTTACAATTCTATAATCATTTCCCGCTATGGCTTCCTCAGAAGTAAGCACATCGGAATAAATTTTAGATTCATTCAGCATTTTTGCAGACCAGGAAATAAGAAAAGAATCAGAAACAATTTGATCTACTCCGATGTTTTGATCCCATAAATCAAATGTATAGCAAAGCATCGGAGCAGTTTCAATATCAAAAATTAATATTTTTATATTTTGAGGGGCTTTCTCCTCCCTGGTTGCCCCTCCCAAGTTCTTTCTCATTCGCCTATATGACGAGCGCAAAGCCTCTGGTGAAGAAAATCCATATTCTTTTGCTAGTTCGGGCCAAAAATGATCATGCGGTTGTTTAGTTCTCTTTCGTTCTACAATTTCATTAAATAATAATGAATCCATAATGTCCTTTTTTTTAAAATCTATTAGTATGTTCGTACCAATCCAAAGAAATAGAAACAACATTAGATGCCATACCAGAAGTAAGACGATAAATATATCTGGTATTTTGCTTTAATATTTTTTCATTTGCTGAACCAACCTGCGTACCATTAGTAGTTTTATTGGTATCTGTACCACCAGACCACCAAACAATTCTTGACCCCGTAATAGTCTCTGATCCAGTTGTAATTTTATAAACTTTAACTCCGGGTACATTAGTTGAATTTCTATTTCTATTATATGTTACCTGAATTGTACTACCACTTCTGCTACCAGAAGCCTCTATAACTTCCATCGTAATAGGCCCGACTGAATCAAGACTATGACCAAGATGCGCCCATTCACTCGTATTGGGAGTTATAATCATATATTCTACAACACTCCCACTACCCATAGTAACAACATCATGATACATATAAGAATCTCCATCATGTACTTCATGATGTGCAAAATCTATTGTTTTTATAGCTCCTGTAATATTATCTACATCATAATAATTAAACGGGGATAAACTTAAATCATCTAAAACTCTATACCATCTATCCCAATCTGATACATACAAGCTTGCACCAATATAAGAAGCATTCGGAACTTTACTACCAGAAATATCAGTACTTAAACACTGATAAGAAATATGTTTATCTGGAATTACTATTAAAGCCATATATTCTCTCCTTCCTCCTCTTCCGAGAAAATTTTATTATAATGGGTAGGTATATAAGTATACTTATATACCCTGCCCATTATAGTATATCATACTTTTTTATTTTTGTCAAGAGGCAAAAATATTAAACAACTGGAGGAAGTGGATTTGCAGCAACAGCCGCAGCAAGAGCGTCACCACTAGATTTCAAACTATTCGATAATTCCAAAATTTTAGCAGCCTCAGCAGGTTCATCGGCTAATTGTTCGGCAAGGTCTGCCAATTGTGCGGCAATACCAGCTATTAAAGCAATCGCACTTTGTTCTATTCCCTGAGTAATCGCAACTTGGGCAATCAAGGCCTCTAATTCAGCATCCATTTTTTTCTCCTTTTCATATATCTTTTTTAATAATTTTCTTATTTTTTTTAATTCTTTCAAAACACCTTCTTGAAAGTAGAAATCTTTACTCATGATTACCTACCTTTCAAATTTTATTTTCTTTATTTATATCTTGCAAAATTTCTATTTGTTTTTCCATTTTTTCAATTTCACAATTACGTTCTCCCAATGTTATTTGTAATTGTCTTATATCGCCCTGTAAAATGGCAATCTCTTTGTCTCTTTCTGTGCGATGAGTTTTTGATGTTTCTAAATCTTTTCTCAATTCGATATTATCATTTATTAATTTAACAATATTCTCTCGCAATTGAGTATTTTCATTTTTTAAAACCCTAATAGTTTCTGTTAAAACATCTGTTTGAAGTTTAAAATCTTTTTCTAATTGAATAATTTTTTGTTTTAAATCAGCATTTTCTTTTTCTAAAAATTCAATACTTCTAGTTAAACTCGCTATTTTTTCTTCAAAACTAGAAAATAATTTGTTTTCTTTTTCTTGTCTAAGTTGTCTTGATGTTTCTCGTTCATTTTTTAATTGTTCATTATAATTTTCTAATTTAGTAACATCTTCTCGCAATCGTTCATTCTCTTTTCCTAATGTTGCAACGGTTTCATTTAAACTAGTTATCTGTGACTTTTTTACTCCACTAAGAGCAACAAGAATGGATGTACTAATACTCGCAATTCCAATGAATATCGCTACAATTATTGTTAAAAACTCATAATTCATTTTTCCCGTCTCCAGTCAGCAATGCAATCAGCAATAAGAGGTATAATTACAAATATAAATCCAACAGATGCCACCAATCCATGCCCTAAATACGGCATATCTTGTATAATTGCTCCAGTATAAAAAATAATTATATATAAAAGAGACAATATTGTTATAAAACGAATTGGTTTTTTAGCTTTTCTTGTTTGTTTAGTAAATATAAAGCCCAATTGAAAAATCATTGCTACTAACGCAGTAAGTACCACAATTAAAAAAGGAATATCTTCTGGCTGTATTGTAAAATTCATTCATTGTCCTCCTTTATATTTACATTTTAAAATAATAAAATCTGAGTTTTATTTACATTTGAATTAATTTAAATGTATCGCTTGCACCGGCACGTATATATAATATCCGACTTACCCCATACCCAATATTATAAAAATTCCAAATTCCTGAAGGAGACTGAATACCAGTAGTCCAACTTCCAGATAAAGCAGAACCAGCAGCAGAACCAGCAGCAATTGCAACAGGTTCTAATCCTATAATTGCAGCAGAAGACGAAGTAATATAAATACCCAAGGTTTTTGAAGTATCAGCAATGGGGGCTTGTCCTGCTCCTGATGCCAAAGTTAAATTTAAAGTTTTTGCGCCTGTTACTAAATCAGGGCCAGTATTTACTTGCTGAGAAAATGGAACTAATCCTCCATTTGCTGAAACAATATACCAAAGGCCAGTATCTTCTACATAAAGTTTTGCCCCAATAAATCTAGCTCCTGTTACAGAACCGCTTGAAATATCGGAATTAATACAAGAATAACTTCCAGCCCCGCCTGGAATAAAAGTTAAAGCCATTAAATAATCCTCCTTTTCATCCTCATCATATAAGGATATAAAATCAAAATTTTATTATAATTAACGATCTACGACACTTACAATTATACTTCGTTCATCTGTTCGACTCGCAGAAGTAGTTATGCGACAAGAAACTTTATAATTTTTAAAAATTTCGCCTCCACTTAACCACACTGTAATGCTGGTATCAGAATCAGTTTTAGAACTACTATCAATATTTATACCAGAATCTTCGTCTAATTTCCACCCGGCATAATTATCAATACCAAATATTATATCAAGGTCGGTACTTGTTAATATACCAGAATCTAACTTTGTATAAATATCTAACATTTGGGCAGAAGTAGCAACTACGCCAAATGAAATAATACAATCGCTGGCCCATCCTATCCAATTTGGGCCTCCAATAAAGCATCCATTTACCCACAAAGGATTTGACCAACTCATACCCGCTGTAACAGGAGCGCCTTGTTGTAAACCGTCTTTGTAAGCACATAATTCTCCAGCAGTTTGTGATATAGTTAATCCAAGCGTCATCCAATCTAAATCACTTACAGATACTTGTCTTTTTATTATACCAGGAAATCCACCGGTCATCATAGTCCATTCAAGCAAACCATCCGTTCCAATATCTATTGTTATATCATTCCCGAATGGGGAAGTATAAATAGCTAGAAGAATATGGTTGTTTAAATCCAACCAAGATGTAGCAGCAGATTTTACTTTACCACGCACAACTGCCGTGACTTTTCTTCCATCAAACAATGTATTCAATGGAACAGAATAAATATCAACATATGCATTTACAGGCGATCCACTAAAATATGCCCTATCATCAGAACCACCTAAAACTACACTAGGAGTATACATTGCATTAAGTGAATTTGCACCACTGTCAAATGCTAATCGTACTGTAGAACCTCCTGTTGAAATAGAATTATCAACAGTTATTTGATATGCTGAAATTGTTTCTCCAACAGAGAGCCAATCTTGGACTTCTTCATCTCCTGTTGTGCCATTTGTTTTTGCGCGCCAATCGAATTTAAAATCAAGTACACCGGAAAGGCTTTTTTGGAACGCGTTATCTATTGTCATATGTTTATTCTCCCTTCTCGGTTAAATCGTTTTCTTGTTGTTCTTGTTTGCGTTTTGCCCATGCTTTTTTACCAGATTCGGACATTTTCTGTTTTGTCTCTTCGGAATGTGTTCTTCCAGTCTGTGATTCAGACATCTTTTGTTTTGTCTCTTCAGAAGGATATTTTCCAGAATTAGCAATAGAAATCTTTTGTTTAGATTCTTCGGATATAATTTTTCCTTTATTGCCTTCGCCAATTTTGTTCTTGGTTTCTTCTGAATGATGACCGCCAAAATTCCAATGTTTTTCACCCTTTTGTCTTTCTGAATTTCTTTTATTTTGTTCTTCGGAATATTTTCTTCCAGTTTGTGCTATTGACATTTTTTTTCGAGTTTCTTCAGATTTTGGAACTCCTTTAGTAGCCAAAGATTGTTTTCTTTTAGTGCTTTCTGAAGTTTTTAAACCTGTATTCCAAGGTATTATCCCCTTTTTAGAAATTGACATACGTTTTTTAGTATCTTCGGATAAAATAATACAATCTCCGCCTCTAGTTAAATTATATCCTCCTCCATCGTCCTTAAAAGAATTATAATAAGCAATCCAATAAATTTCCATCAAGTTCAATTGTTCTTGATCGTTTTCCAATTCTTGAATAATTTCAAAAATAAAATTCTTTTCTCCATATTTATCAAAGGCATTTTGAAGATATGGATTTTCGTGTTTTCTTCTTTTAAGAACAGAAAAATGTATTTTTTCTCTTTGATTTAAATTTTTACTTTGTCCGATATAAACATCATTTGTTATATTATTTAATATTTTATATATTCCAGAAATTTTATTCAATTGTTCTCCTTAATATAAATTCTCCTTTATATAAAAAATAAAGGGAAGAACACAGGAGTAGTGTTTTTCGGGAGCGACCCTACCCCTTTATATTTTATTGATTATACAATAAATATTGTATATTAAGTTAAAGTTACAACAAAATTTCCAGCCGCGAATTGAAAAGTGTCTCCGCTGTTACACGCCTTACTTGCGCTGAGCGATCCCGATAAAAGAAAACTGCCTCCCGCTCCTGCATGCCAGAGTCCTGCGTGAGTCACGTTCGTTCCCGGCATATAGAGATAAGATATTGTACTTGCTGAAGCAGCACTTTTATTAGATGCGGCATTTAAACTTACTTGTTGCCGCGCATATGAACCACCAGTAACTTCTGCACTTCCATTACCATCTGGCGCAGAACTGTGTAGTGATGCCCAGATAGCGCTTGGAGTCGTATATGCCTGATTGCGGAACATATGTTCTATAATTTGTGTGCCCTCGAATGTTGAAAATGGCATTTCATTTACCTCCTATAATTTCTAATTTAATCTAAAATTTCATCATCTCTTTTTTGAGAGTTAACTACTAAGATTCTCTTTTCAGAATCAATTGAAAATCCTCTATCTTCCAAATCTATTAAAAAAATTCGGCCCTCATCATCTATCACAAATATTCTATCTTCACCTCGTATAATATAAGTTCTAGATAAAGGAGTAATCAGCAAAATTCCGCTTGGAATTGTTCCTATTGGAATTATTGCACCAGCAGCATACAAAGCACCTATTGCACTAACTAATAAAGTTGCATATGCTTGAGTATTACCTTGTCCTGATAAAATAGCATTTGATAAAACATTTACCAATGCTTGTGTTGATAAAATGGCTTGCCCTGTTGTTATCGTTTCCCCATTTACAAGATTCAAAGCAGAAAGTATTAAATCGCCTCTTCCTGCTAAAATTGCACTTCCTGTTACAACATTAGTAATTATTTCAATTGTTCCAGTTGCAATAAGAAAAGCAATTCCATTCAAACTTGAAAATGCAGAAATATTTAAAACTGGCAAAACATTTAAATCACCACTTGCATAAAGCGCCAATTGAGCATTAATAGCATTTAATGCACTTAAAGTTAAATTACCTTGTCCAGACAATATAGCCAATGCATCAACTAACCCTTCTACTGTAGATATTGCTAACAAAGACGCAATACCACTCAAAGTTGTAAAAGAAGGTATAATTATAGTTGAGGCAACATCTAAATTTCCATTACCAATTAAAGTAGATAAAGTACTAATTACCAGCAAAGCAGAAGCAAGATTAGTTAATTCGCCTGTTAAAACAGTTGAAGATAAATTAGTATTAAATCCAACTGGTAATAGATCAAGCCTTCCAGTTAGATTTGTAAGCGAATCTATTAATATTTTTGCTTCGGCTTGATTAGTAACTTGTCCAGACAATATTGATTGTCCTAAAATAGCCAATAAAATTTCTAATAATAAAATTCCCTGTCCAGAAAGTGTAGTTTGACCAAATATTTGATTCAATGCACTTATTGATAAATTACCTTGTCCAGAAAGAACAGGTTGGGCAGTTATCAAATTTAATGCACTTATTATCAAATCACCATTTGCTGATAAAATTACACTACCATCTACCAGACCTTGAATAAAAGATATAGGAAATAAATATCCAAAAGCATTTAAAATTGCATTTGATGGTATAGTTAAAAATGGAAGGCTAGTATTTGATATATCTCCACTACCAAGTAAACTTATCAAAGATTGAATGATTATTAGAGAAGATGTAATAAGATCGCCATTGCCACTTAAAACACCGGCAGAAAGAATATTATTTAACCCAATCGATGTTAGAGTTCCATTAGCGTTTAAAATAGCATTTGCAACAGCACTATTAATTGCGCTTAAACTTAAATCACCATTGCCTGTTAAAGTTAAAATTGCAGCAATCAATAAAGTTGCAGAAGATTGAATATTTCCTTGTCCAGATACTATTGATTGTGCTAAAATATTTATCAAAGATTGGGCATTTAAAGTTCCATTGCCATCAGCGATAAATCTACCATCTGCAATTTGTAAAGCGGTAGTTAACAAATCTGCTTTTGCAGAAATTGAAGCATTAGCAAGAATAGAAATTAATCCCGAAGAAGCTAATAATCCAGTTCCACTTAAACTAGTTGTTCCAAATGTAGTCAAAAGTGAAATAGTTGATAAATCGCCATTTCCAACCAATGTTATTAATGTAGAAATTAATAATAAAACATTTGCTTGAATATCGCCTCGACCAGACATTATAGATTGCAACAAGGCAATTACTAAAGATTGAGCATCTATACTGCCTTTACCTTCTATAGCTAATTGTCCAATAAGAGTATTTAAAGCATTCAAACTTGTATCAAGACTTCCAGTTAATATAGCCGATCCACTTATTGTTGCTGCTTGTTCTAATGCCGTTGCTAATAAAGAACCAATTCCATTTAAAATCGTATTAGAAAAAATAGTCAAAACAGGAATACTAGAAATATCGCTATTTCCGGTTAGTGTTGCAATAGCAGCAATCAATAAAACAGCAAGAGATGAGATGTCATCTTTTCCCGATAATATAGTTTGCGCTAATATGTTTATTAAAGAACTTAAGCTTAAATTTCCTGTTCCATTTAAACTAATGACATTTAATAATGTTACTAAGGATGATAAAGTTAAATTTCCATTCCCCGCCAAACTTATCAACGATAATATATTATTTAGTGCAATAGTGCTTAAATCTGTATTGCCCGTTAATATAGTAGAACCGGAAACAGTTGTAACACCGCTTCCGCTTCCTTGGTATTGAATATAAGCAACTGTATAATATGCCGGTAAAGAAGAATTAGTTGATATTGTTGGAGTTGTTGATGTAGACAAAAATGAGCCAGAAGCTCCAACATTGGCCCAACTGTGGGTATGTGCAGTTGTAGCACAACCTACTGCCCCTGCCGTTTCAGTCGTACCAGCACCATTTGCGTGTGAAATTGTATGATCATGTGTAGCAATTGCATGATTATGCCCTGTTACTGTATGGGTATGGGTAAGAGAACCGCCCGTTAATCCAATTTCCCCCAAAGCACTAGCACTTTTAATAAATTTATCTCTTAAATCAGGAGTTCCACTTCCTCCAGTACATAAAACCCAATTAGCAGGAACTTGAGATAATGAACCTGTCCATAAACCAATAATTCCTACAGGAAGCGATATTGATCCTGTATTTTGAATAAATGCTTGTTTTATATAGGGAGGTTCATTACTACTAAATTGAGCAGTATCCGTATTTGTAGTAATTGCATCCGTTGCTTGACTTGCAATTGTTAAAACATGTGTATGGGCTTGTGTTGCAGTTTGAACAGCCGTACCACTAATAGGGCCACCAACCATTGCGGTATCAGTGCTGGCACTAGTAACGGTAGGGTGAGCATGAGCATAATTATCACTATGAGTATGAGTATCGATTGTATGAGAGTGACCAGCAGAACCACTAGTTGAACCACTATCTCCCCCCGTTAATGCACCTCTTAAAAATTTATTTCTTAAATCTGGTCTACCACCACTACCATCTGCCAAAGCGAATCCAGAAGGAGTTGATGTATTATTGTTCCACAATCCCACAATACTTCCTGATAAACCATCTGTAGTGCCGTCACTTTTAATATAAATAACACTGTAAAAATCTGGTTCAAGACTTACTGAACCAGAAGTAGGCGCTTGACTACCCGTAGTTGCTGTTGGATTAACTGTACTTGGATTGTTATAGTGAGTATGGGCAGTAGGAGGTCTTACAGTACCGGTATCTCTGTTTGTATTTCCAGCACCAGAACCAGAATTGGGAACGGTATGAATATGTGCGCTTCCAGAGTGAGTATGAGTTCCAGTAGTGTGAACATGAATATTTGAACCACCCGTAGTATTAGGATCGCTCCCCGAACTAGCACCTAACGGGTATATTCCATCCAAACTTGTAACTCTTGACCACCCCGAAGGAATAGTAGATGCGCTTCCGGGCCAAATAAAAATAACATCCTTAAGAACGCTTGGGCTTCCTGACGATGCGCTTGTTGTTGGCTTTAATGCTAAAAGTTGTGCTATCCATTCGCCAGTAGAAGAGTCTGTTGCCCCCAAAGAACCGCTATTACCAGCCGTTCCTTTTAAATCAGCCTGTAAAAATACATCATCCCCATCTATCCGTTCTGTAAGAGTAGACAATGTTCGCCTAGACGCAGTTACAAAATTGCCCTCAATACCTATCAGTGCCGCGCCATCAGTAAGAGTTGTAACAGCATCCCAAATTGGTGTTGTACTACTACCCACATTAACCGTTCTTGTACAATCTTCTGGATCGCCTGACGCAACCACTCCCGTAAATCTTTTTACATATCCGCAGGTAAATCCGGGGGTAGTATTAACATGTGTCCATGTCCAATCAGCCGGTTCTCCGCTGGCGCGTTTATAATATAAAATATTTCTAAAAGAACTGCCACTTGACATACTAGAGCATATAAGATTCCAACCATCGGGTGCAGTAACAGCTATACTACTGCTTTCAATATAAATTAAAGCAAGTAAAAAATCTCCATCTACAGTATTGTTTGGTTTAATTAATGTAGTGTTTGTACGAGTTGTAGCAGCTAAGACCGTATACTCTAAACTTAAATCAATATTGCTTGGTATTTGTCCGGTTGAAGTTAAATTACCTATTCCCCCTAACGATACAGAAGCATCGACTATTGCCGATGTACTAGTTGCTTCTTTAAATGCCGCTATACTAGCAACATAATTTGTACTCGATCCTATTGTCCAACGAGCAATTTGTGATCCAGTTGAAAATAAATCTTCTGCATTAATAGGAGCAAAAGCAGCGTTATCCACTACAAATCTTTGATTCCAAGGAATAGTAGAAGATGATGTGGTAGTCGCATCATAATTCAAATTAGCAAAATAAACAGCATTATTTGCCTGTGTCATGCTACCAGAATCAGGGGTAGTACCAAGACCTAAATTAGTTCCACATCCACTAGTGGGATTTGTTGTATCAACCCCCGTATAAGAAACTGCCCCCGCCGCACTATCAGTACCAGCAGTTCCTATATTAACCGTAATTATAAATGTACCACTAGAGGTTACATTTTTTGCATAATAAATAGCACTAAGAATAGATGTAGCAGCATTTGCTTTTGTAATTGCTTCGTAATAAGTATTTCCCTGATTATCTGTAACATTAGTAATACCATAAGTACTATCCCATTGGCTTATTCCAACAACAACCAATGCGCCCGAAGCGGGAGCAGTAGGAAAGGTTAAAACAATACTCCCACCAGTACCAGTTACCTCAATGGCGGGACATATTTGATCAAGAACTATTGCCATTTTCACCTTCCTTATTATTCTGAAGCCTTATATTGCTACCTCCGAATTTTCCTAAATGAAATTACGATTTTATTTGATTATTTTTTTTAAGTTTTTTCCAGGTTTAAAATTTATCATTTTAGTTGCTGGTCTTGTATATCTTATTTTTCTAACAGGATCATAAGCATCCTGTTCTGGAAGATCAGTTATGTAAAATATTCCAAATCCTTGTATTTCTAATGAATTATCATTTTCTAAAATTCTTCCAATTGTATCTATGGTAGAATTTAAAACTATTCGGACAACTTTCATACTTAAATCCGAATCTTGAGCAATTAAACGAATAAGTTCATTCTTTTCTATTTTTTCTTTTATAATTGGTTTTTTAGCCATTTTTTTATATGTAAATTACCTTTCTCTTCCACTTTAGATTTCCAAAATTTTGCATGTTTTCAAATAGATTATACCTATACGAAAAACACTTATTTTTCTTTGTATAAAAATCTTTTTGTATAATATTTTTTAGCATTATTATTAATTTTTTCTTTTCTTTTTTCTTGAAAACATATTCTGCAAAGATCATGTCGATATGATTTTTTAGAAGTTCTAACTCCACAATTTTCACAATCAACCATAACTTCTCCGCAATATTCTTGATAATAAGCAATAATATTTCTATAATCATTAATAATAAAGCAAGGTTCTGAATTTTCATTTCTAAAGCCTACTGCCCAATAATTACTTCCAAAAATAGTTGGGGAAATTAATCCTTTTATTGTAAGTTCATGTTTTAATTCTTTCCATTCTTTTCTAGTAAATTCCACTCTGGCTATTTCTTTAATATATTTTATTGAACTATTGCTATAAAGTGTATTATCAAATTTACTTCTTTTGGGATGTTTAGTAGATTTATGTGTTTTAAAATATTTGGCACAAAGTAACATTATAAAAAGAAATTTTTCTTTTCTGTAGTCATCTAAAGAACGTATAGTATTTACTTCTGCCTGAGTAATAATAATTGGTGTTGGAAAACGTAAATAGTTATTTTTAGCATGAGTAAGCGCCCTATAAATCATTTCCGAACTTTGTATTACATTAAAATCTTCATTGTTTCGAATACAGAACACCTCAATATTTTTTTGTATATTTTCATAACTTTCTCCTTTATATTCCCAATATTTTGCAAGATAATTTAAATCTCTTTGAAAAAGTTTTTTTACCCCTTTTTTTAGAATTTTTTCACAATATTCATATTCATAAAAAATTATAGACAATTTATATTTCCTCCGCCTTTATGCCAAGATTACTATATCGTTTTCCAAGATATGTAATATCTCCAAATTCATCCGAAAGAGGGATGTATGCTCTATCATAACCATTATCAATAAGATTATTTATTATTTCTCTACCAAATACTTTCCAACAAAAATCTCGATTACCAACCGTTTTAAACTGTCGATAGCATAAATCTAAAGCAAGATTTGCCAGTTCACTCCCATTAGATGATATTTTTTCATAGCACCATTTATTTAACTCTTGAATTTTTATCCCAACTGATTCTTGAGTATCGTCAAAATTATAAATGCCTTCCTTGATAGATTTAAAATGGTGATAGGCTTCTCGCATTAATTTCTTTTTATTAAAATCAATATTTTCTAAATGAAAATTATTTTCAATTAGATAACTATAGTCAAAATCTTTTTCATCTTTAAGATTTATTTTTATTTCCTCAAGGGAGTTTTCCATATATCGGCAAATAATGCCCATAATACTTTCAGAATCAATAAACGGATTAAATTCCTGATACTTTTCATAAATCTCCTGTTCATAATGATTGCGATTTGTATTATTAATTAATTCATCCAATCCATACCCATAAAGACTTTCACAATAATTTTGATAAATATCCCGATGATTTTTAAATTTTTTCATGTAATTTGGATATAAATAAATCATAAATTTTGGTCTACGATTAATTACCAGTTTATTTTTAAATCTTATTTTTTCTTTTTGTTCATCAGACATATCATCAGTAATTTTTATCCATCTATCCCACTTCGGCGGGTCTTTTACCAAAATACCTTTTCCACGATCTATTTCGTTTCCTTGTGCTTTACGAATAATAATTAGTCTGGAAATTATTTCTTTATATTCTGGACTATTTTCATCAAATAATGACAATAAAGAATAAAGAGTCGTTCCTAAATTAGTAATCCAACCAATTGCGCTTCCCATTGTATTAATATCAGCAAGATATAGTTTACTTTCATCAATTATATTTTTAGATGGAAGTTTCTTTTCGTAAGTTACAGGTTTGCCTCCACTTGCCCCAATAATAAATTCTTTTTGAGAAGTGCTGAACGCCAAATCGTAATCAAAATCAGAATCGGCCATTAACATTGTGTCTATGCCATGAATATTAAAAATAATGCCACTTTGAATATGCCCAAACCACTTTTTTAAATTATCATTATTTTTAAAATGTAAAATATTCATTTCTGATTTCCAAGTAAGAGGACTTCTACCAGAAGCAACAGTATCTATTTTATTTTTATTCCAATAACCAGAAAAATGTTCTCCTTCTTGTAACAATCCTTTTACTGGCAATGAAAACAAATGCTCACAAAACGCATAAGGATCAGAAATACAAACTTGCCAATTGCCAGGAAACAATAATTTTCCCATGCGAAATTCTCTTATTTTTTTATTAAGACTTTGATAGATTGAACGTTTAATATAAGAATCATCAAATAAATCATGGTTTAATAATAATGCTTTTAAGCTCCAATTATCCAATTTACTTAAATCGTTTATCCATAAATTCTGTATTTCTTCTTCGTTTGTCGTATCGGAAATATTTCCCAATAAATATAAAAGAGCATAATTTACATCTCCTCCAGCGACCTTTGTTATCCAATTAATTGTTGGTTCGCACATTTGTTGGATTTGTTCTTTAGTTAAGTCTAACACTTGAAGAAGTTGATAAGAACTATAGAAAAAATCTTTATCCTTTTTAGGTGTATATAATGATATTCCCCAACCTATACCATTGCGTTGGCAATACTCCATATAATCATGGCAACTGGTATATGCATTCCAAAGTTTCAATTGAGAAACAGTAAGAATTACATCTACATTATCTATTTCTACTTCATTGCCCCATGCGTCATAAATAAGATGATTTTCAGTTTCATCAGCAAACTTATGAAAATCAAACGCAACAACTTGGCCTTTAAGATAACCTCCTCGAATACAAAATGAATTTGGAATATGACGAAGTTTTAAATCTTTACTCCATTGTTGAGCCATTTCTAAAGAAATTAAACCTTGACCATCAAATGCGTTATGTGAAATCGGCATTATTCTTTCTTCTACATAATCATCCCCATCTTTTATTTCTACCACGAAATCTACTAATCGTTCTTTTGTAAATTCATAATCTTTTATTACACAGAAACGAGGAGTCGTAACGGGGTAACTAGCTGAAGAAACCAAAGCATAATACGCATTGTATTTGCTATCTACTAATTCAATATTTAAATTACGATCATTATTTATAATTCTTTTTAATTCTTTGCCAAATTCCTCTTCACAAAACTGAATCGTGCTTCTACGGGCCATTCCAGCGCCAGTAAGCAATCTAGAAAATTTCTTACCATTTATCCACAATCCATTTTTTATAATTCGCCTGTAATGAGACGGACTTGAGAATTCAACGTTAATAATTTCGGGAATAAATAAAATTTCCGAAAGTTGATTATTTATTTCTGCAATACGCTTTCTGTTTTCTTTTGAATTTTCTATTTTTTTAATAAGTCTTCTTTCTGATATTAAAAATTTGATTATGTCAGGATCACAAATTTTATTTTTTAATCTATTGATAATTCTAATTAGTTCACTTTCGCCTAAAGTAACTACCTCGCCGTTCTTATAAGCTGTTTTAATATCTATATCAAGTTTATAATTTACATTTTTTAATCTTGCTGATTTAAATTTAAATATTTGATATTGAGCAAGTTTTATCAATGAATCTATAGACCTCCTATTCTATTTCTGTATCTTCGTATATCCATTTACCAGTTTCAATATCTCGTTTTAGTTTGCTCCTTTCAATAATAGATTCACATTTGTTGCAAGTTACAGTTTTCCAAGAATTATCTGCCAATCGATAATGTTCATCGCAGTTCCAACATTCAAATTCTAAAATATTATCTAGGACAGTATGTTCCAAAGCACAAATCGGACATTCGGCGGTATCTTTAGGAGTCCAATCGATATGAACATTATTATCCTGGCTGGCATCAATAAAATTAAATTTAGTTTTTATACTAAGAATTTCCCATGAATCTTCACCAAAATTATTATCTAAAAATTCAATCATAAATTCTGTTGCATGTAGAAAATTATTAGCTTGTAAATTCATGGTGTTTACAGATTCATCTTTGAAACTATAATATTTTATGTTATAAAGCATTTAGTTTTTCCTTATGCTCTAAAATTCTTTGATTGGCGATTTCGAAATATTTAGGATCGTTTTCAAAACCGATATAATTTCTGTTTGTGTTAAGGCAGGCGATGGCAGTTGTACCAGAACCTATACAGTTATCCAAGACTAATTCGTTTTCATTAGAATATGTTTTTATAAAATATTCAAAAAGCTCAACAGGTTTTTCAGTTGGATGTAATCCAGTAGTGCTTGATTTTATTTCTAATACATTATTTGGGTAATTTAATCCTCCGTTACTAGAACTAATCGCATCATGATCATTATAACCCATTCCTTTTCTAGAATATCCTCCGCTTCTTTGTACGAATCTTTCTTTTACCTTTTTCATTTGAGGGTTGTATATTGGAAAATTTTTATAAAAAACTAAAATACTTTCTGTTTTTCTCATTGGCTGTTTTTTTGCATTTAAATATCCTGTTACTTTACTTTTGACCCATATCCATTCATATTTAAATAATTTTATATTACTTGTTACTAAAAAACTACTAAAAGGTTGGGTTGCAGTTAAAATAATTGCTCCATTATTTTTAATAATTTTTTCATATTGTAACCATAGTTTGTCAATAGGAATAATAGTATCCCATTTATTATGGGTTGTTCCATAAGGTAAATCACACAATATCATATCAATAGATTTATCGTCTATTCCTTGCATCCCAACAAGACAATCTTCAAAATATATTTTATTTATTTCTAACATTAATCTAAATTCCAATCTCCATTCGCATATTCATCAAAACTAAAATCCAATAGTTTCTGGCAATAATGTTTATAAGACATTTCATCCCAATCACAATCTTCGCAATTTAAATTTTCTATAATTTCTGAATCTCCATAAATAATATTTAATTGTTCGTTCAAGTTTTCTACAGTATTTGTAATTGATTGTAAATATAAATTCAATTTCCAAAAACTTTCTGCTATATTAT